AAAAAGAAGAGGCTATAAGGAAGGCTAAAGCTAAATCTCCGTTATTGGCTAACAAGAATCTTGATAAGTGTTTATTAAATCAGCGAGTTAGTGAAACTACAAATAAACGCAAGGCTGTTTATAGAGTTTTTGTGGCTACTATAGAAGCTTATGATTTACCGATTGATCTTGAAGACTTATTAAAGGAACATGTTTTAAACGTGTATATTCCTAAAGGTGTACATCATATAGACAAGTATCAGAATATGTTAAGCCAGTTTTTGCGTTATGTAGAAGAGCCTGAAAATAGAATTAAAGCAGTGAAAGATGCTATTATAAACGAATGGAGAGTATTAAGTGGCGGAACATTCTGAAGAAAAAATGTGTTGGTATCATGTAAATAGCCCATTTAACCCGTCACCTGACAAGTCGCCCTGTTCTCATTCAATGGTGGAACAAGGTCTTGAATTTTCTTTACAAAAATGCCACCATAAATGCGTGTTATATTCTCGTATAATAAAGATGTATGAATCTTCAGAATTACCCGATAAATTCTGGAATTTTGAACAGTATGTTCCAGAGGACGTTGATAGGGATGCTTGGAAAACTTTAGCAGATATTAGGCGCAAAATAGTTGATTTTATTGACGCGGAACAGAATATATATTTATACTCACAACAAACGGGCAATGGAAAAACGCTTTGGGCTGGACGACTGTTGAAAACGCTTATTTATTTGAAAGCCCAAAATGTATTTAATACAGATTATGTGAGATACGTATATATTCCTGATTTTATTTATCATTACGAGGTGTGGGATAAGTATTCATACGAAGATACGCGTAAGGTAGCATTTTTTGACAGCGTGTCAAGTTTGTCAAATTCAGCCTTTGTTGTATGGGATGGATTTGGTAACAATCCGAGTATAAGTACACGAGTCGAAACTGTAGTAATTAATTCAGTTATAAGTGATAGAATAAATAAAGGTTTTAGTAACTTATTCATCTCTGATAAGACACCTCAGTCACTTAGAAGCCAAGAAAATAGTAAAGCTTTTTTTACTAGAATTTTAAATTCATGTATTGAAATAGAGTTTAAAGGAGGGGATTATAGAAAGAAAAATTTGTGGGTACACGGCGAAGATTAGTAGTTGATTTTAAGCAGAAGAGAGGTGTCTGTGATAGATGTCTATGGCAGCGCTACAAGTAGTTAGCAAAATATTACAGACCGGCGACGCCCAATTAATTAAAAAATACGGTTTATCCGAAGAACATATATACGATCCTCAGTATAAGAATGCTTATAAGTTTATTCAGTCACATTTTGACAAATACGGCAACATTCCAGACATTGCGACTTTTAATATTACTTTTCCAGAATTATCAGATTATATTGTTAACGTTTCAGAAACAGACGAATATCTTCGTGATGCTATTTGGGAAGATCATTTATTTCATTTAACTTCAGAGGTTATAAGTGAGGCGGCTAAAAAGGCTGAGATTAATTCACTTGAAGGTGTAGATTATCTTCAGTCAAGAATACCAGAGTTAACTCAAAGGCTTACAACTATTGGTACAGATATAATCGCAAATTCTCGAATTAGGTTAGAAGCGTGGCAAAGTAAGAATAAGGGACAAATTAAGGACTTTTTCTATTCTTCTGGATTTAAGGAGTTAGACAGGTACATTCAAGGACTTTCTATGAGCGGTGAAGAGTTTGTTGTTGTGTTTGCGCGCTCAGGTCGAGGAAAAACATTTTGCGTACTTAAGATGGCTCATGAATCGTGGAGAAGCGGAGTACGCGTTGGAATAATAGAGCCAGAAATGACGGAATTACAGATTGGATATAGATTTGATACGTTAAATGCTTTTTTTGCCAATGACGCGCTAATGTACGGTAGGGATCTTGGCGTTGATACAGCTCGATACGAAAAGTATATAGATGAACTTGAAAAGCGATCTATACCCCTTATTTTGGCTCATCCAAAAGAGTTTCACGGAAAGCTTACAGTGTCAAAAATAAAGACATTTTGCCTTAGTAATAATATAGAATATTTGATAATAGACGGACTTTCATACATTCACGACGAACGAAAAGAAAACGGTGATAGTAGAACTATTACACTGATGAACATATCAGAAGATCTTATGTCGCTTTCGGTAGAAATAAAAATTCCAATCGTAGTTGTGGTACAGAGCAATAGGGAAGGTGCAGCCAATGGCGGTAAGCTTAGTCTTGAAAATGTAAGAGATAGTGATGGTATCATATATTCAGCGTCATTGGTTTTAGGTTTATATCAAAAGAATGATGCATTTCATATTCAGCTAATGAAAAATCGTAGAGGTGTTGGTGATATAACGTTAGCGTATGATTGGGATGTTAATTATGGTAGATTTACATATATCGGAGAGGGTGAAGCGGCTGAAGACGCAGCATTTGCAGGTAGCGAAATGAACACATACCGTCCTTCAAAGGTACAAAATACTATACAGAGGCAAAGTAGAGTTGAAGCAGATGGAGAGGATCAATTTTAATGAGTATTAAAGTATCAGATTATACTATATATACACCTGTAAATGATATTCTTAGTTTGCTTAGAATTGAAACAGCGGATAACGGTGTGTTGTTATTTGATTCTATAAAACAAACAGGATCTAACTTTATGACAAATTGTCCTTTTCATAAAGGGGGTAAAGAGCGTAAACCATCATTTGGTATATCAAAAGACGGTGAATGCCATTGTTTCGCGTGTGGGTGGTCTTCTTCAAGTTTTGAAGTATTTGTTTCAGCTGTTTTTGGATATGAGGACAACGGAGAGTTTGGAAGAGCGTGGTTACTTAAACATCTTAGCAGTATTTTTCAAGAACGGCAACCTATTGAAATAACGTTTAAGCGGGGTAATCAGAAATCTGAAAAAGTAACTATAAGTGAAGCGGAACTTGATGAATATCGCTATACTCATCCTTATTTATATCAAAGAGGTTTAACAGACGAGTTGATATTAAGATTTGATATAGGATATGATCCAAAAAGATTATGTGTTACATTTCCTGTGAAGGATTTAGAAGGTGATGTAGTATTTGTAGCTACAAGATCTGTTAATAGTAAATTTTTTACATTACCTGAAGGCGAAAATAAACCAGTATATGGCGCCTATTTATTTAGAAGCGGAGAATATTCAACTTGCGTAATTACTGAAGCCTTTTTTGACTCTTTAACACTATGGAAATATGGTATACCCTCAGTGGCGTTAATGGGAACTGGTTCTAGTTATCAGCTAGAAATATTAAAAAAGTTACCTGTTAGACATTATATAATTGGACTTGACCCTGATGAGGCTGGAAAAAGAGGAGATAATAGAATAAGAAAAGCTTTAACAGGTTACAAGTTATTGTCTAAATACACTTTACCTGAAGGTACGGACATAAACGATTTAGGTGACAAGATCTTAAGTTTACAACCTGTTTTAGTTTAAATAACATCTTTGTAAAAACATCTTTGTAGTATTAAAGAAAGGAGTCTTTTCGCTGTGATAAATTCGTCATAATATAGCGGAGAGATGCTGTTAGTTCAGATTTCTCCAACTACAAAAACCAATCATGGTCTATAGACCAAATATTAAAAACAAAAACTAAAGGAGATATGAAAATGGCAAGAACAACTCATGAGGCAGCGCGGGAATACGATAATCAAGGTACTTTTGATATATTCGTTCTTGAGAATGACCAGGACGCAAAAAAAGTACAGTTTATGATTAACAGTACTGAGGACATACTTGCGTATACTTATCATGGCATTGGAATGCAAAGCGCTCGAGGGATAGGTTATGAGCGTAAAGTAAGTTGCCTAAAGACTTCAAAAGACGATCCGATGGGAACTTGTCCATTATGTGATGGAGGTGATCCTGGTGGTGTCGGCAAAATTAAGACAGCACGTTTTATTCCGTTATATTCAGTGGACGAAAATAAAGTTCTTCTTTGGGAACGCGGAGCTAAGTTTATTGATAATACAGTTAAAGGGTTTATTAACAGAATGGTAGCTAACGGTCGTTCGTTGCCGTCGCTTGTTGTAGAAATAGTTCGAAACGGCAAGAAGGGTGATCAGCAAACAACCTATGTTACGTATCCTTTAGAGAACTATCAGTCTAAGGATATAGCGGATCTAGACATTCCAGATCCGGAAGGCTCGCTTATAGCAAAATGGACAAAACAGGATATGCAACAATATTTACGTGATGGAACTATTCCGAATCCGGCAGCTGCTACGACGAATGCGGGTGTGCAGCGTCGTGAAAGTCGTGTAGAGCCCGAATCCCGTCCTGGTAAACACGCCGAAGACGCAGCGCCAATAGACACGTCTAGAGGAACGGCTGTAACAGCTCCGGAAGATTATTTCTAAGATGCTCTGATATTGCGGGGTATAAATATCCCGCAATATACTTTTAAGGAGGTTAGTTTATGTTGAGAAATAGCGCTTCTGTGAAGGACGCAGCTAAAAAAGCAAAAGAAGTAACAAGGCGGTTAGAAGCGCAGCAGCATAAACCGTTATCTGGTGGAAGGACGGCTTCAAATTTAACCGCAACAATTAATCAGATTAAGCTTACAACAGAAAAAAAGCTTTCAAAATATTTGGGTAAATATACACTAATTAAAACAGAAGAGGAGGCTATTGCTTATTTTGATGCCATTATAGAAAACAGAATATCGTCACTTGATACTGAAACTAATAGTTTAGATCCCATGACTTGCGAGATTGCTGGTGTGTGTTTATATACACCCGGACAACAACCATGTTATATACCTATAGGGCATATTGGTCACATAACTAAAACTAAGTTAAACAATCAGTTAACCGCGGAATTTATTAAAACACAGTTCGACAGATGCGAAGGTATTAAATGGGTAATGCATAATGCTAAATTTGATATACGCGTATTACGTCATA